TTTTATATATATCTCTAGTTGATATATATTTATCTTTGTGCTCTCTGCTGAACTTGCGCTCTTGTTGTATCATATCCATCTGCTACCATATCTGGTTGTGTGTTTAATGCTATTTGCATTTCTTGCATAACTGCTCTTGTTAAATCATTAACTAAATAGTCTGGAAACGGATATACATCATTATCATCTATCCAGTTTTTATCTTGTGTAGGATTAGCAAGTAATAAATGAGCTGATACTCTATAAAATATTGGACTTCCTATATCATCTTGCCTACTAGATTGTCTTAACATAGACTGTAAATTTCTTATAAATACTAGTTGTTTTTGTGAAGATGTTGCATTTGATAATGGATTAGATATTGTTGAGTTTGCATTGCTTGCTCCTGAATAATAATTTTCTATATTCGCTGTAATACTTTTTTTACCAAACCTATCATATCTTTTTCTTCTGTTTGAAGTTTTACTAATTATAGGCACATCTATTTCATAAACATTATGTACGGGTATAGCACCATTAACATTATTTCTTCTTACTACTAAATTTTTTACACCATATCCTGATATATTTAAAATTTCAGGTAGAACTAAAGGCATATATCCTATTTCGTCTTGTTGACCCCCTCTGTCTTCTGAATAAAAATCATTTCCATAATAATAATTATTAGGCGTTAAATCTCCTCCTGCTCCAGCTAAAATTAATAATCTTGGGGAAATTGCTACAAGTCTTGACTCTGATGAGCCAGGTAAACCATCTATATATGTTTTTAATGCAGTAGCTTGTGAAGTTCCTGTAATATAAAAGAGTAGATTATCTGAATTAAATTTATAATGTTGTAAACATTCTTCAGGAATACCTTTTCCTTCTCTTTCTAATTCTTTTAAAATTTTAGCTCTATGATAATGTATCCAAAATTTTATTTGTCTAATACCTATATTTTCTTCTTCATTAGTATCACCATTATAAGCTAGGTTTTTTATATTGTATGCTATTTCGTTTAATGTAGCCATAGGTATTCTTAAATTATTACAAATTTAGTGTTTTTTTCTCTAATAACAAAGATAGCCCTCTGCGTAAATATACACATTAGGCTATCAATGCAGCAGGGAGCTAAAATCTTTATTGATTTATACCTCGCTCAGTTTCTATAGATTGCACTTCATAGCTTTGACTTTCTATGTTTGCAAACATTTTTCTTGAAGCTATATTTAATACTTCTATTTGATAATTTTCTAATAATTTATCATCATCAAAAGCTTCTGTAATTGTAGGTCTAAATAAATATACTAATCTAAAATATACACTTGGTGCTGGATTCGTATTAATACCTCTATTGCTTACAACATACGAAGGGTAATCTTGGTTGCTTTTATTAAATGGGTCGCTAGTAGATAAATCTTCAACATATTCTTTATATCCTTTAAATTCAGCTTCGTTGTCATCTACTTTTACTGCTATAGGATACATAAACGAAACATCAGGTATATCAAATCTATTTGGTGTACTCCAAGTTGTTATATTTACAGCATCTTGTACAGCTATTCTATATAAACCATTCAATGCTGTTTTTGATTCTCCATTTAATTCAAATTTATTATAGTATTTATTAATAAATTCTGTTATAGCTAAGTTTATAAACTTTTCTTTTTCAGAGTCTATAAAATAAGGTTGGTCAGCCTTGTCTAATAATAAATCTAAATATGCTAGAGCTTCAGTTGATGTCATTTATTCCATTAATTCTTTTAGACCTTTTGGTGTAGAAGAACTTGTAGATACTTCTATTTTTTCTTCTTTTTGTTCTACTTGTGCTACTTCACCTGTACGCATTTGGTGTTTTAACATTGCATATATATCAGCATTTTCTTTTAACCATACAATAGCTTGGTCATCAGTTAATCCGATATTATTTGAACCATGTTTCCATACACCATTTACTTTTGTTAATGCTTGTTTGTCTAATGCTTGTTTTAAAAATACTCTATGTTCTTTATCTACATCATTAAGTGTAGCTAAAAACTTTGTAGCATTATCACTTGCAAATTGTATAATTTTTGCTTTAAGCATCATATCATCTAAGTTAGGTGATAGCCCCATTAATACAGATAGGTTTTTTAATTCATTAATATTAAGTTGTGAAGCAGTTGTAATAGCTTTTGCAGACTCAATAGAATCTTCAGCAGCTTTTTCTTGTTCTGCTCTCATGTCTTGAATAACAAATTTGCCACCACCTTTAATTAATGGGTGGTCTTTTAAAAACTCGTATATTCTTTTGTCATCTTCATCATTAATATCTAATGATTTTACTGCGTGAAACATTTCATACCCTGCTACTTCTTCACCATTTGGGTCTATTAATATTCTATTTTTTCCTCTTTCATCTTTATAATTACCAAATTTTACGTAATTAAATTTTTCTACATTTCTTGCTTTTACTAATACTATATGTTTTTTCATTTTTTTATTTTTTTAAGTTCCCTGTTATTTAATTCTTTTAGCTTTTTTATCCCTTACTATTTTGCCGTTTTCTATCCAAGTTTTATTTTGTGAATGTTTTTTCCATTTAAATCCTGATTGCCCACCAATATTAAAACGCACTTGATTTTTTTCTGCGCCTTCTTTTTGTTTTTTGTCCCATTCTTCTGGGTCTTTAGCAATACTTCTTAAATATTGTGCAAAATTCATATACAAATATAAAGAATTTTGGGAGAGCATAAAGCCCTCCCATAATTCAAATTGTTATTAAGATGTTGTAAGACCAGCAGCTATTGAAGAACCTCCATGCATCATTACATAGAATCCGCCAACAAATACTAGCTCAACATTATCACCTATTTCTGCGTCAGTAGAAAAAAGTACATTTGAAACTTCTGTTCCTCCTGTACCAGCGCCAATATCACCTCCTACATCTTTTGCAGGTCCTGCAATAATTGCAGAGCCAGCAGCGATTGTAACAGCATTAGCTGGTGTTACTTCTGTGTTTACAAATCTAAACCACATTCCTTCTTCTGCCGAAGCAGCAGGAGGTAGAGTTACAGTATATGCACCACCAGAAGCATCACTATTATAGAAAATTTTACCAGAATCTGAAGCATTCAGAGTTCTTGCAGCATTTAATTTTTCTACAATAAATCCTTGTCGCATTAGTGGTACTGCAATCGCTTCTTCACCAGCAGTTAGAGACGCACCTTGCGTATCTGTTTCTGTTAGGAAGCCTTTTACAGCACTTCTTAATTTGTTAAAACTAAATTTTAAAGCCATTTTTATTTATTTTAAAGTTATTTACTAAGGTATTCATGCGCATAGGCTGTCTATTCACAAATACCATTTAATTATTTATTTGTTATGAACCAGGAGTTATTGTACCAACAGCAGTAACGTCTTCAACATATATGCCTTTTACGTCGTCAGCTACAGTAACAACACCTCTACCAGTTAAACAAATTTTTGCGATACGTTTTACCACATCGTCTTCTTTTCCATCAGTTACTGTTAATTCAGCTACACCTAATACTCCACCAGCAGCACCAGTATTTAAAAAACTAACATGGACTGAACCGTCCGCATCATTTTCAATACTTGTTACTTGCCCTGAAGGTATACACATACAGTCATCATTAGCAGTTTGAAAAAATAACATACAAGCCATTTTTATAATACCTCCTACTTTACTCAGAGGATTTTTTTTAAGTTAAGTCTAGAGAGGGGGAATAAATCCCCCTGTATAGACAATTAAGTTAATTATTATGATACACTCAATATACCACAAGACAATGGATTTCTAACAATGATTCCAGATTCAGAAAGCAAGTGTGCTTCAAATTTGTCATCTGCGTTAGCAGCCATCATAGACTTTTGGTCATATGGGTTAATCATTCCAGCTACATATTTTTTAATGAAGCTTCTGTTTACATTCTCAGCACCTTTAGTGATAAGTTCAATATTAGAAACACCAGAAGTTTTTCCAAAATCTAGGAATACCATTTTTCCAGATTCTTTTAATCTAGTATCACCAAAACCATTTGTACCACCACTAAGTGAGTGTAGATTAGGGTCATCAAATACTGGGCAATAAGCCATAGTTAATTTGTTACCTAATGCTGTGTATGAAGTAAAGTTTGCACCTAATTCAACATTTCCATTTACACCTGACATAGAACCACCAGTAAAACTTCCAGAAGGAGCAATTAATAATTCTTTCATTGCTCTATGGAAAGCTAATCTACCTTCAGTACCAGTCATTACAACATACTCGTTACCTTCAGCGTTAGTAGCATTTAAAGATAGTTTTGCTAAAAACTCAGTAATAATATCTTCAGTTAAAGCACCCATTTGATAAGTAGCTTGATTTGAAGAATCAATTTGAGCTAATAGACCATCACCAGTAACAATAGAATTTTGTTGTCCACCGCTTCCTAATCCTAATGCAGATGTAGAATATGCGCTTGGTCTTTGAATTGTAGTATCTGTAACAGAAGTTCTACCATACCATCTTTGTAGTTCTTGCTGATACATGTACTCATCCATCATCATTTGCTCTTTAGTGAAGTACCATAATCTATGTCCATTATTTTCAATCCATGTTACATCTGTAATATCTTTTCCTGTTACAGAAACTTTCTTACGCATTGTAGTTAGATAATTAACATGAGTAGATGGATATACATAATTTTCACCTACATCACTTCCTGAAGACCCGTTAGGGAATGCAGAACCAATAGAAGCAACTATAGCTTCGTCTTTGATGTCATTTAACTGTAAAGGATTAGCAGTACCATCAATCATTTCAAATTTAACTACAGAGTCGCTTGTAGCAGTTAATGTACCACCATTAGCGGCAGCTCTTACTACATCAGCAACTGGGTCTTCTAATACTAATGCAGTAGCTCCAGATTGGAATCTAACCATATCGTATTTATTTAAGAAATTACCAGTTCTTCCTGAAGTTTGTCCATCAAATGATAAGAAAAACACATCACCATCAGCATCCATAGATGTTAATGTTTGTCCTGATACAGCAGAAGCACCTGAACCAGCAGTTGCACCTACAAATGTTACACCATCAGTTGAAGCCCATCCGTTTGAATAAGAAGGAGTGTTATATCTTCCCATTACTTTCCACTCAAAAGAGTTATCTCCTAATACTTTTTCTTTTGCAAATCTTCCAGTTCTTTCTAATAGGAATGTAGCAGAGTATCTAGGATATTGCTGAATTAAAGTTCTTGCAATCTCTGGGTATTGCAAAAGGGCAGTATTCAGCGAGTTTTCTGGAGACGTACCACTTCCGTACGTACCCGTATATACTTTAGCCATTTTTTTTAATTTATTTAATTATACATTATTTTAATTTGATTAAATAAATTTTATAATACAAATCCTAGCATTGCTTTATTGTTATTAAATTTATTCTCTCATAAACGCGGCAGGGTCAAATACCGAACTATCTTTCTTTTCATAAGTCGGTTTAGATTTCCCTTTAAGACTTGGAGAGGTTATTTTATTTAGGATACTGGCTTTGCCATCCTCTAACCCCTGTGCGCGAAGTATCTTTGCAAATTTATCTTTGAATAGCAAAAACATTGCTACCTCAGACGCATTGGTATGAGATTTCCATATGTCTTGTTGCATATTTCCAGATACAATATACTTGTATGCTTCTTGCTTGTCTTTATTATTTACTTTTCCGCCCATAAAGTCTTCCATTGTTTTGATATATGTTTGAAGTTCTTTTCTGTTAGTTTCAGCTTTTTGTTTTTGCATTTTTTCTGCTTCAACTGCTTGAATTTCTTCTTGTTGTTTTTCTTGTTTTATAGCTGATTGTAACTGTCTTCTAATTCTATGTGCTTCCCTTACTAATAATCCTGAATCTTCCATTTTGTCTAAGGCTTCTTCAATCTTATCTTCTGCCATGCCATCAGCCTTCATTTCTTCTGCTAATAGTTCTTTATCTGATAA